TATTGACTTCTTTGTAATCCGGATACTTGTGGTAAAAATAATTGTGAGTTGGTGTTGGATCTTGTATATACGGAGGAATGAGTATGTTTATATCGCGCAAGCTCTTAATTTGAAAGTAATATAGTGCGTTCTTCTTATCGCGCACCCATAGACACTCTATTTGCGTTAATAACGCGTTTACATCCGTTTTACTTACATTTAACGTTTCACTATGATCAATACATATCATATAACCCTTTCGTTCATTAGACGGTCTTAGATACACTAAGGACACATCATTAAATGCAGGGTGAACATTATTATGATAGGGAATTATTTCTACAAATGCTTCAGAAATATTTCTTTGCATAAGATAGTTTAATTGCTCCTTATTTTCTATTAACCAAAACATTTTTTATAACCATTTTGGAGCAATATAAGAAACAATTTGGGATCATCCAAACTTACTTTTGATAAAACTTGATATAATCTTCTTTTAAGAATCTAGACAATCCACTAAAACCGTTTTTTTCTTCTAATTTAATTATATTTTTATTAGTATTAAATACTTTTTCTATATCACCACTAATCTGCCAAGGTAAAGAAGTTGTTTTATACAATTGCCACAAATATTCCCCGTTATGGGAACTTAAATTTTCAAAAGTGGATTGATTAATTTCAGTATAATTAATAGAATTTGATTTTTTAGCAAAATATCTTGTAAAATATCCTACTTGGTAATCTTGATCTGTAGGTTGAGGATAAAACGGTACAGGTACTTTTTTTGGTGTATAATCTTCTTTTAGATTTTCATAATAATTTCCACTACCTGTAAGAGTTGTAAATGCTGGTTGTCTTTGGGTAATGAGAGGAGAGGTTGAAGTTCCTTGGGCAGCAGTTACATTTATTGGGTCTAATAATAATTCAGGATATCTAAAAGCTTGAGGATCTTTTCCGACATATTTTTCCCCAGTAGATAATTTATAATAAGGACCTATATAATTGGAAAAATCAGAAGACTTAATCAGTTCCCCATTGGAGAATAGATTAGTTTGAATTTTCGTTTTTGGATAGTAGGGCATTTTTGTATATTATTGTTGGGATTGAAGTCCTGGTTCAGACCATTTTCTATTAGAGCTAACTGAAATACTCTCAATTTTAGTAGTCCATTGATTATTACTAATAGAGTGGTTAATACCTTTAATTAAGAAATCAATTACTCCTCCTTGGTTTCCTGATCTATAACTATAAGGGAGGATTTGTTCTGTAATAGAAAAACGTTCATAGTTTTTCATTCCTGAAAGGCCATTCATACTTAATGAAAGATTAAAAGGAATAAAAAATGGTGCTGGCATGTTATCCTCTAAAGCATCGTTACCTGTTAAATACAATGATATATCTCTATTTACTGAACGAATACTATCTATAGTATCCGGGGCAAATAATTTTTGTTGATATAATTGTTTTATGGTTTTTGAAATATATTCAATATTATTTTTAAATATTACTTTAGGGTCTGCTTTTCCTGTGGCCGCACCTTCAATACTTTCTTTATCTAATTTTACAGTAATTAATCTGTCTACTAATCCAGTATTAAGTTTTGATAAACCAGTAGCATTTTCACCAACAATATTTCCTTTTGCTTGAGCAGAAATAGTAGCCATAGCAGCCATATTAGGTGGTAATTGAACTTGAAAATCTACATTGGTAATAAAACTTCCATAAGGAATATCTTTTGTACCTATCCCATATACTTGAAATACGGCCATAGGATTATTTTTCTTTTCAGCAGCTTTAAGTGAATCTTGAACTCTTTCTAAACTACTACCTTCAATAATTTTTAATTTATTTGATTCAGCATCAAATACTGGTTCTAATTTATTTACATTTCCTAAAGCATCATTAACATCATTGCAAATTGATGTTAAAAATCTAAGTAAATTTGTTTTTCCATTTACATCTGTGTTTCTATCAATAATACTAGCAATATGATCTATGTTAATAAACATATTCATTAGTTTCCCAATATAATCATTCCCATCAACTACGTATCCTTTTATTTCTGGGAGGATATTCCATGATGCATTTAATTCTTTGTTATCATAATTACTAGGAATAACACATACTCTAGGGTCTGAGGAAAATTGGGTAGGAAATCTTAAACAAAAATTAGATTCCACATCATAATCTATATTAAATATAGCATTAGCATTTTGTGGAGGTAATAAACTTGGATCAACTGCTGATCCTGTTTGGGGTGGTGTAGAACCTGTTGAAGGAGTAGAAGGTTTAGAAGTATCATAATATAATAGATTACTTTCAATCCATTGTAAAAGATATCCTAGTCTTACATAATAAAAATTTAAAGATAAAGTAGCAGCTCCTGTTGTTTGTGGATTTGATGAATTTGCAGTCATTGTAAGTTTAAATAAATTTGACTTATCATTTCCTGCTTTAGCAGCTTCTCTCCAATTATATAGTTGAAGATTAAGAGCTGTTTTATTTTTATTTTCTACACTAGTATCCGGAGATAAACTTGCTACTTCTTCGGCTTTAGCAACTGCTTTTAAAGTATTTTCTAATGCTGTTAATTCTGCTTGGGTTTGTTCATCTGCTTTAGAAGCTTCATCTGCTTTTACACCAGCTTCTGATTGTTTTTTTCGAAGATCATTTAACTTAGTTTGTAGTGTATTAAAAATTGTTTTAATTCTGAGTGTTGTTTTATACCATTGTGAATCAGTATTTAAATTATTATCTTCAGCAGGTCCTTTTGCTGCTATATTACCAAATAATTTTGCTGCTTCTCCGGCATCATAACCCAGATTAAAAAAATCAGAACTTGAATTAAGATTATAAAATCTATTTATATCAGTAACATATTGATTTTGATATAATGCAGCGATATCACTATCTTCATTAGTAGCTGTGTTTTGTGTATTTGTTATTAATCCTTGTAAACCTATAGTTGTTATATATGAGTTATAAGAAGTAAGAGCAGCATCAAATGCTTTTTGAGCAACATTAGCATTTGCTTGTGGTTTGTCTTTGTTTTGATCTATTTGTTGGCGTTTTTGTTCTACTGCCTTTTTTGTTTTTGCCCTTGCTTGTGAAGGAGTAATATCTGCTCCTTTAGTAATAATTTTAGCTGTATTAATTTTAAGAGATTCAATAATATCTCCTAGACCAACTAAATTTAAATCAATATCATAAGAACCATCATCATTGAATTTCCAAGTAAAGTTAGTAACTTTACCTAACATAGCATCATAATTGTAACTTTCCTTTTGTCTTTGAGTTTTAATAGCTTCAATTATTTTTTGTTGGGAAGTTCCTTCTTTAAAAAATAATTCAAAAGGATCTGTTGCAAATTCAGTTCTTTGTTTAATTGGATTTATATTGTTAGTATCGGATGCTAGTTGGTTGTCAATCCAAATATTGTGACCCCATTCTAAAAGCATTGTATAACCAATTCTAAAATATAAAAGATCAAATATTTGAAGTTGTTCTACAGAATAAACTTTAATTTTTACACTTGCTTTAGCAAGAGCACCTCTGTTAAAAAAACTAACATCTGCTGATTCAATAGAAGGCATAGGAACAAAACCTTTACTTGAAATACCACCCCAACCGTAAGCTGCTATTGTATTTATATAATCGTAAGTTCCACTAGCTCCATTATCTACTATTCCAGATCGTCTTATTGGATTTAATTGATTATCAACTCCTACTACACCACCAAATAAAACACAAGCTTTTGCAAGATTTGCTCCTACAAGATTTTTATTTTGTATATTTCTTTCAGTTAATTTGTTTATACCAGCTGATAGTAAATCACTAGTTGCTTTTTCTTGAGCAGGAGTAGTACTTAGGTTTGATCCACTTATTTGAGATTCATTAGAAACAGGAGCAGTTCCTACATTAACGGAGGATGCTAGTCTTAAAAATGCATTATTATTATTAGTGTATACTAAATTAGCATCATTTTTATAACGAGCACCTAAAAAATTTTGTCGTAGTACTATTTGTTTAGTAACTTCTTCATCAAAAACTTCACCGGTAATATTTCCGTTTTTTTTCATATTATAACCTATTCAATGTATTAAAAAGTGATTGTGCTAATGATATATTATACGGAATTCTTATTTCAGTTCCAACAGGAATAAAAAGAGAATTTTGAGGAATTATATCGGGATTTCCTGATGCTATAATCCACCAAAGATTTACATCACCATAAAATTGTTGGGCTAATAAATCTAATCTATCACCTAAAGTAGTAATAGCATAAATATCGTTTATATCCTTAGGTAACTCAGGATATCTAACACTTTTCTTAATAGGAAATATTTTATTTCCCTCAGCTTCAGAAAAAGGTATTAATGTAATATTGTTATATCTACTACTCATTTTATCTTAAAAATCCAAAATTTGAATTAGTTGAAGAAGGGTTTTGAGCATTTTTATATCCTCCAGGATTATTACCTGAACCTCCTGCTCCTGTTGTTTTACCAAATGTAATAAATGGAGCATTAACGTTATTACCACTTCCGGATACCACAAATGCGTTACTAACTGTTTGAGGTATAAAGTTATGAATTGGAGTAAAGCTAATACTTTGAATATCAATCATTTTAGGCATAATATACGCATCTGATTCGAGTTGTCCTAATTCATTTCTTGCTATATCCCAACCACCTTCATCATTATATGTAAAGTTTACACCTCTAATAATACCTGGTAGGTCTGTAATGTAATCTCCGATAGTGATTTTAACTAAATTACCTCTCATAAAACCTCCTTCAGTATAATCAGGAGCCATTAATGATGCCAAATAATTTAATTTACTATATACTGAGGATTGTTCTGCTCTAGATAATACAGGTACCTGTAGACTAAATCCTAAATCTCTACTAAATCCACTATATGAGAAGAATTTTTCACCTCTACCCATATATTTTGTTTCATTCCATTCGGCTCCATAATTATCCGTAAGTCCTGTTAAATAAGCTCTAAAATGGATGTAAGTATTATCTCCACTTCCATCATTATTAATTTTAACAATATAAAAAGGTACAGTATCTGTTAGATAATCTTTATTAGGACCGTTTTTACTATTGTATAAAGGACTTGTTGTTATAGAATCTACTATTCCTTTACTTCTTGCTGATCTTGCTGCTGCTTTTTGTCTTTCATTAGCAAAAGTAGGCATTTCACCATAAGTACCTTCACGAGTAAATGTAGGATTTAAACCAAAATTAAAAGTATTTCTTACATTTATTCCAGTAGGAGCTAAAGCTGTATTTTCTATGTAAGAAGCAGGATTAATAAGTTGATAGCGTCTTACATCATTACCAAATTGTCTTATATTTTGAGCAAGAAGTAATGCTTGTTGTTTAGCAATGAATTGTAATCCTTGTTCTGTGATTAAGAATTTACTAATTCTTTCGGTATCTTGAAAAGTAGATCTAGATAATACACCTTGACCTCTATATAAACCATCAATAAGAGTTTGTGGTGTTTGAGCACTATTTAAAGGTGGAAGAGGTGTTGTTACTAATGGTTTAGACTTTGCTCCATTACCCATAATTCCTCGGCTAGGATCTGCAGTTCCATCTTCCCAAGAAAGTTCCCTTGGAGGTGCTACATATCCTTTACCTTTATAAGGAATATAAGGATCTCCATTCGCATAGAACCTAAACGAATTAGGATCGGTAAGGATTTTTACTAAACCCATTAATTATTATTTAGGTTGATTATCAATATATTTTGTTGGTTGAGTTGCTAAATCTAATTTAGATTGTTTTTCAAATGTTTTTTCTAATCTAGATTGTTGTTGATTTTCGATTTTAGGGGTTTGTCCCTCTAAACTTAACGAACTCGGTTTTTTTAATAAATCTAAAAGTGCCATAGTATTTGTTTTTTTGTTTATAAATATTAAAAATTAAAATTATTGTTGTCTATAATTTGATAAAGCTAAAGTAGCTCCAACTTTATTACCATCAATGTAAACATTTCCTCCTTTTTCAACCATAGCTACTAATCTTTCAAGTAGTTGAATAGTTTTTCCATTATCTCCTCCACCTAAATTAGTACCACCAACGATAACATCGTCTTTTCTAAATTTAGTCATTTTACCATCTTGTAAAATAAAGTCTTCTGCTTTTCCTGCTCTTTTAGGATCACCAAATGCATCAATCATCCAATTACCTATTCCAGATACATCAGTATTGTTTGCTATTAAACCAGCTAATGCTGAACCTCCTAAACCTCCTAAGAACGTACCTAGCATTGTACCAACTCCCGGAACTGGAATTAAGGTTCCTAACATACCACCAATAACTGATCCTCCTAGATCACCTAGAGCCATTACTACTTGTTTACCTATATCTTGAGGTGAAACACCGGATTTAGCAGCATCTGCTACTCCTTTTCCTTGTGAATACAAATCATGAGCTATCATAGCTAAAGAAGCTATTTTACCTATTTTAGGAAGAGAACTAATAGCTTTTTTAAAACCTTTACTTTCCATTACTTTAGGCATATATTTTTTAACATATGTCATAGGGTTGGCAAAGTCAATAGCTTTTGCTGCTAAATTTTTAGCTCCACTTACTGCATTTCCTACAAATTTACCAACACTAGAGTTAGCAACTTTACTTCCTATACTTCCAAAGAAATTTCCTATTTTACCAAACGCACCTCCTCCACCACTAGCACCTCCACTAGGAGCTTTAGTAAATTTCCCGGTTGCTGGATCTCTGTATCTTCCTGATTTAGCATCGAATTTTGGACCTGATGAGGAAGTTTTTCCTTTAAACATATCCATTACTCCACCAGCATCCATCCCAGCTATTTTAACATACATCGGCATCATTTTAGTACCTCTAAGAGCTTGAATGCCTTTAATAGCTAATCCAATAGCTCCTACAGAAAGAGTACTTGCAATTGCTGATAACCAAGGATTTTCTTTGATAAAGGTTGCTATTTTTCCAACGGCATGACCAACTTTTTCTGCTCCTGCTCTAATAGATTTAGCAAAAGCTTCAGCATATTCTGGGAGTTTTTCAATAAAAGCTTTTCCTTCAGGACCTTTTAACCAACTAACCATTGGTTTTACTACTAAATCAAGAAATAATCCGTTTAAAGTTGCTTTTATTTTTGTAAATGCTTCTTCTAATGAATGTACTAATGGTGATAATTCTCTATAAAAACCAATAGAAGCTTCTTGTCTAGCTCTTTCAATATTAGCATTTTTTTCAGCTTCTGATACTCCGGACATCATAGCTTTAAGTCCATCTTTTTGATCAGATACTAAATCTCCATTAACACTTTTATTTTCTTCTTGAGCGGCAAGCATATCAGCCATACCATCTCGGTTCATATTTAATACTTTAGCTAAGGATTCTTGTTGCATTACGTTTAGTTTACTAAACTCAGCAGCACCTCCTAATTGATCAGCAATTAATTTTGCAGCTTCTTCTGATTTTCCGGCTAATGCTAATTCTCTTGCTTTTTCTAAATTTAAATCTTTACCAGTAAGCAATTCTGCTTCCATTTCAGCAGCAATTGAATCTTCGATATTTAATAAACCATCAGCTATGTTTTTTACTTTTTCCATATCAAGACCTAAAGCTTTAGTAGCAGCTACTGCTTTAACTAATTCTTTTGGTTGAGCGGCAAATCGTAATCTTACTATACTTGATACATTAGATACTTCTTCTAATAATCCTTTTTGACTAATAGCTAATTTGTTAGTTTTAATAACTTGCAATGCTGTATTAGCCATGGTAGTAACCATTTTACCAGCATCTTGAGCTCCAAGTTTTGCAAATTTCTGGAATTTGGCTAATGATTCAGCTGACATTCCAGCAAATGTGTTTAATTTAACAAATACTTTAAGAGTACTAGTAGATAATTTTTCAGTTGAACCCATTGCTTGATACAATGCAGTTACTGATTGTTTAGAAGCTTCTGTTGTTGGACCCATCCCGGCAACAGAACTTGCTAATTTACTAGCAGCTCCTTGAGCTAAACCTAGGGATCTAGCCACATTAGTATTTTCTTCACTAATTCTTTCTACAGCTTGTTTACCTTTTTCATATTCAGCTGTTACATAACTTACCGCTTTTTTCATTAAAGAAATAGCACCACCAGCTAATACTAAAGGATCAGTAAGATTTTTTAAAATTTCTCTACCAACCACTTTAAAAGCAGCTCCCATAGTTCTTATTTTTCCTATAAGTCCTACAGATTTAGTACCTCCTTCTGTAAGTCTTTCGGCCATTGCTTTAGCAGCTTCTCGTGCTTCTTCAAATACGCCTCCAAAATCACTCATTCCTATTTTATCTAGGAATCCTGAAGCGCTTTTTAAAGCAAGACCCGTAAGACCTGTAGCTCTTTCTACTCGTCTTGTTTGTTTTTCCATCAACTTAATAACATCTAATTGTCTGTTATAAGCTGATGTATTGTCACTTATTTGACCTTCAATTTCTGTTAAAAGTTCTAATTCTTCTTTAGTAGCTTCATTACTTGCTTTCTTAGCAGAAAGCATTTGTTGGGTTAATTTAAGATTTTCAAACTCTATTTTTGTTTTTGATTGTAAAGATCTTAATTCTCTAGAAGATAACTCTGAGATACCTTGTTGGGAGAGTCTTAATTTATCTGAAATGTCTTTTAATTTGTTTAAAGAACCTAATCCTAATCTTTGAGCTTCATTAGTTTTTTTAACTTCTCCTAAAACATTTCTCCATTGAACTGAAAGCCCAATAACTGTTTCATCTAAATCATTAACTATATCTCTAGTAGAGTCTAATAATTCATTAAGTGCTTTAACTGAATTAACGTTTGCTTCAAATGTAATGGGGTCTTTGCCTAACTCTTTTCTAAGTCTATTAAGTTCAGTAAGATCCTTTTTAAATTGTTTTAATTCGTCTCCTGTTAATTGTTTAGCCATTATAAATTATATTATATATAATAAATATTAAAAGGCATCATTTTTGTGATGCCTTCAATACATGTTTGGGAACATTTGTTTTAGATTTAGGAATATTTGAACTTGCTTCCTTCATAGCAGCAATTGATTTAGCTACTACATCTTCATTTTTATTTGAATCTTGTTCTTCGTACCACTGTTTTAATTTATTCCATGTAAAATTTCTAATAGATAGAGGCATATTATATATTGTATACCAATCATAACCTCCTTTACCATGGAATACTATTTCATGAATTTGTGTAAATACAGCACTTCTATAAGAGGACGCTTGCTCAGAAGTCAGGGAAAAAAAAGTTAACTCCGATAGGCATTTCAATTTCTTCTAGTTCTCCATTTAGTTCTATTGGAACTTTTAAATTAATATCGGGTTGAGTATTTTTTATATGTTCTCTAAATGCTCTTGAATCGCTAGCTAAAAGATAATTATCAACAAAATCCCTAATAATTTTAGGATCTGAATCTCCATTTATTGAGGTTATTAAATGTTTTAAACGAGTAGTTAATTCAGGAGAAACATTTTTATTAATTCGTTTTAAACCCTTAATTTCATCTTCAATTTTCTTTTCTAAATGTCCATCCATTATTCTGAAAGTAACTTCATTTCCTGAATTGGGGAGTTTAAATGAAAATTGGTTAACACCTTTTTCTAAAGTAGATGTATCAAAAGGTTTATTTTCTAGAGTAGTTAAATCAATATTATGTTCTTCTCCTCGATATTCAAAAACATAATCTTTACCGTAACCTAAAATACGAGCTGCAATAAGAACTGCGTTTTTATCACCTACTAATAAATCATTGTAATCTACTTTAGTAACAATTAAAGATTGTAATAATTTATCTAAAACTATTCCAGTAGCGATATAATTTTGATTAGTGAGAATATCTTCTTCTCTAGCGGTCATATATTTCATTTCAATTTTACCGCTTGATAAAACATGTCCTTCAGGGTATAAAAAACCTTTTGAGGGTAAATCTACCATTTCTGTAGGGAACTTAAATTTGCTTTCTTCCATAATTTTTATTTAATATAACTTTGTTATCATATATAAATATATGAGAAAAAAAGAAGCTCGCAAAAATTGCGAGCTTTCTTTGATTTTTCTTTTTATTAGAAATTTAATACACAGTAATCAGGTTGAACAACCATTGTAAGGTTTACTGCTGTATCTGCTGTATCCCAGTTGTATTCACCAAAGTTTGCACTTGTAATAAAACATCCTTTTAAAATCCATTCTGAAACGATATCACCTACAGGTCCTAATACGTTAAATGTTAAATCTTTTTTGTACATATCAGAATAACCATCACGACCAGTTACTGATTCGTGGTGTAAACGTACCCATTCCATTACAGCTTGAGCACCTGAAGGTACAATAGGATCAAATAGTGTAAAGGTAATAGGATCCCATTTAGTTACACCTTTAACATAACGTTGAACGTTAATGTGGTTTAATTGAACAGTACCTGAGTTTACAGTGACTGCACTTACACCTTTAATCTCGTATGATGGAATCCCATCAATATACATGATAAATCTATTCGCCTGTTTTGGTTCAAACGCGGTGAAAAATATTTCGTTGGAATCTAATATTGCCATTTTGCTTATCTATTTGTTTTGTTATAAATATTCAATATTTAAAAAATTATGCTGGGAAAGTAGCACCTGTTGGTAAGATGTTGAAATCCAAGTAAATAAATTCAGCCGTTTTAGTAGGTTGGATATAAATTTGACCTACCATTTGGTTTCTGTCAATTACTTCTGCAGGGTTATTACTGTCATCCATAATTACTTTAAACGCATACAAACCTTGTTTTTGTTGTACTGTTTCTAAGTATGGATTAACTGCTGCTAAAAAAGCATTTCTAGTAGCAATAGTATTTTGTTCGAATACTAAGTTTTGAGCTACTTCTGAAATATAATTTTTAAGAGCAATTAATAATCTACGAACATTTACACGATCAAGAGCAGATGCTTTTTTCTGTAATGTTTTCTGACCATACACTACAACACCTGTTGCTGGGAATGTAGCGATTGGGTTTACGTTGCCTGTATATAGGTTATCTCTTTGAGTTTGAGTTAATTTTCTTTCAGCTCTAATTACTTGAGTTAAACCACCTCTATTAATACCTGCAGGTGCAAACCATGGTTCACTTACTGTGTCGTTGTATGCATATACACCTGGGATCATTGTTGAAGCAGGAACCCACACAAATTGACCTGAATCTGGGTCGATTGTTTGAACCCAAGGCCAGTAAGCAGCAGCATATGAAGTATTTCTACTTTGAGCTTGAGAAGTTACTGTGTCAACACTTGAACTATAAGGTACTAAATCTACTACGTAAATATTATCACCTCTGTTTTGTGTATTATTAATAATTGTAGTTTGTAATGCGTTATAATTTGCATTAGAGCCAAATAAACCAGGAGTTACTAATACGTTAAATTGGTAATCATCTTGGTTAGCTAATAATGCAATTGAATTTGTATAGTTATTAGCTACTAATCCTTGAGTGTTTACACCACTAATATTTTCATAGAATAAAGCACTTGAAGTAATTGTACCAGTAGCAGCACCAAATGTACCACTTACAGGCACATTAGCAGGCATATAAGGAGCATAAGCTGCATTTGCATTACCATTATTATCAAAATAGTTAGGCATTAAGAAGTATGGGTTAATACTAGATACATAAACATATCTAGAATTATTTTTATATACTCCGTAAGAAACCATTTGATTATTAACAGTATCTAATGCTTGATAAGAATCACCAATTACTCTAGAAATAAAGTTTGGAGCTGTAGGATCTAATGATAAACCAGTCCATGTTTCTAAAATAATAGGATTAGCAGTATTGTCATTACCTTGTCTAATATACACATCAAATGTACCAGATGAGGTATTAGAGTTAGCAATTTGGAATCTAATATTATCTACTGAACCACTTGCTAATGAACCACTAATATCAATAGGACTAGTACTGTTCATTATAGTACCTTCAGAGAAAGTAGTTAATGTAAATGCACTACCACTAGCAATAGCTCCTGCTGTACTTCCTGAAATGAATGAAGATGTTGCTGGGGCATAGGATCCACTAGCTACTCTAGTTACTAATAATGTTTCACCACCATTTGCAAAGAAATTATAAGCTGCAATTGAAGTAAAGAAACCTTGTACATTTCCACTACCTGTTCCGTTATTAAAAATAAAGGTAGATCCAAACTTGTTAGTAAAATCACTATAGGATGTAACAATCTGAGGCCATTCTACAGGACCTTTAACTGTAGGGCCTATAATAGCGGCGCTGTTTCTAATAGGTCCTTGTGAAATAAATGAATTATCATTTTCTCTTGCAAGTACACCGGGTGATATTAATGCTTCTGCCATTTTATGAGTTATTTTATTTTGTTATAAATATGTTGAAAGTTTTTAAAAGTCACTTATTTTTAAATTCACCTGTTTTTAAATTTAAAGCTCCTTCACCATATTTTTCTTGTAATTCTTTTCCTACTTTAATAAAATTTTCTTCTAAAAGTTGCAACTCTTGAATTACTTTATTTTTTTCTTGATTCAATAATTGTAATTCATATTCTAAATTTCCAAGTTGATATTTTATTTTTTCTCTTTGGGAATTTAGATGATTTATTAAAAATAACTCTTCAGGTGTTAAAAATTTGTCCACAATAAATATTTAATTAATTTTTAAAGATTAAGAATTTTATTGATAGATTTAATTACTTGAGAAGGTTCAATAACTTTTGTACATTCAAATTGACGTGGGGTATCTTTATAATCAGGACACCATTCCCAATCACCTGGGTTTAACCAATGGCGATTAAAGCATCCTCTACAAACTCTAGGATTATCAGGGAATATACGTTCACAATCTTGCATTTCAGTGTATGGATAACTAAATCCTGAAATTAAAATTGTTGGGGTATTTAATGACCATGATAACCAACTCATTCCACTTCCTACTCCAATAAATGCCTCTGCATCACGAATATCAATCATTCTATCTTCTAAAGGAAAATCTCCGGTTTTATTAATTACTCCTGTTAAAGTTCCACCAAGTTTTGAATCATGCCAATCATCACCTAAAGGTTCTTGGGTTAACATAATAACTTTATAATCTTTACTATTTAAATAATCAATAATTATTTGCCAACCTTTTGGATACATCCAATATTTGGCATGAGCGGAAGCATGAGGAGCAATAACAACATATTTACCTTCAATGTCTGTTTTTTTATTAGGGGTGTTTACTATAGGTTTAACTTCTCTATATTTCATTCCTAATATTTCAGTAGCGGTTTGTTGTAAAGGATATTTTTTAAAGTCAATAGGTGTTTTATCAAACACTACTTTTTTATCATCATAAAACCAACCAATAGCAAACATACCATATAAATTATTTACTTCTGATCCTGGTTTTACGAATTGTAATTCTGGATAGTTTCCTTCAAACCATTCATTATGGAATGTTGAACAAACTACTTCACATTTATTTTCTTTTCTAAATTCTTCAATAACAGGAAACCAAGCTAATGTATCTCCTAATGCTGTGGAATCTATATGGATATAAATTCTTTTTCCTTCAGGATTAAAAATATGTTCAAAAACTTTTGAATTATCTTCTTTATCATAAACTTCTATACGCCATTTAACTAAATATTTTATATTAGGTTGAGTCCACATATTGTTAGTAATTGTGTTCTCAAATAACACTCTATTTGTTTTACTATTAATAAATTTTACAATATATTCTTTTTGAAGAGGTCCTAAAATTTCAATAAAAGCACCATTAACAAAATTAACATTATAAGTATTTTCTGGTTTTTTATAGGGAATAGCTAATATTTTGGTATTACTATATTCATCAATTAAAACTTCTTTCATATATTTTTATTAAATAAATTTATTAATTCTTTTGAACGATTAAACCATGATAATTCTTGAGCAGTATTTATAGAACGTTGTCTATAATCTTTATAATTTTGAGTAATATCAGTTAAACCTCTTAACATCTCTTTTAAATTACGAGGAGCTCTCCATAATCCATGAAATGTAGTTTCCATTTCAATCCATCCAAGTATAGGTAAACCACAAGCGGCTGCTTCTAATAAAGTTAAATTGGGATGTCCCGCTTCTAATTCACTCGGATGTAAAAATATAGTATGAGAATTATAAATTTGTCTTAAATCATCGTTTGAAGGTTCCCACATTATTGTTAATTTAGGATAACCTCTAACCCAAGGATTATCTTTTAACCAATTTTCATTATTTTTTGGACCAACGATTGTGATAGGTAAATCAGTAGCCATTGCTAGTTGTACTCCTAATCCAAATCCTTTTCTATCATACGATCCATATCCTCCTAAACCGTTATTAGCTAACATCAATAAACTATGAGATATTGGAGGGGTTTCATTCGGATAAAAAATATCTGTGTTTACACCATGTGAAAAATAATATACATTAGGTAAATCAAAATATTCAACTAAATAACGAGCAGGAACTAAACTAAAAATAGATTTAGCCATTGCTTCTCTATTTTCTTTATATACCCCTGAATCTTTACCATAATGGAAAGCATGGTGGTCGTGATGTTGGAATACATAAGGAATACCTCTATCTGCTAATTCTAAAGCTAAATTAGCAACGTGAACCATAACAATATCATATTCACCAGGGTTAATTTCAGCAGCAAATTTAATATCTACTTCATGACCTAATTCTTTTAGGTTACAAGTAAATTCCCATACAATTTTTTCTATAGCACCCCATGTAGGAGGTGGGATTGGTATTCCACAACCGGGGTTAACTTGGCATATTTTCATAAAACTTTTTCTAAAAATCCGTTTGATTGAAGTTTATTGTCGATATAATCTTGATTAATAATAATAGTTTTTTTATTTAAAAATTTATTATCATGAGCATCATAAAAATTAAAATTAATAGTCACTTCTTGACCAGCAAAATAATATAATCTATACCAAGCAAATTTACTACCAACATTAACTGTTTCACTAAAAATTTCATTATCATTCTCAAAAGCATCTACAACTAAAATTCTACTATCTACTTCATTTGAATTTTGATAAAAAATAGCAAAATGATTTTCAACATTAGTTGGCAAAACTGTAGTGTATTCTACTCTGGAGAAATTATTATGTTTAAAATTTTCATTTATCAATTGATCCCAATTTTCTCCTGATTCTATATGTATTTGGTTTCTGTGAGGTTGGAGAGAAAAATAAAAGAGATTTTCATATCCATTAGACAAACTACCTACTTTATTTTTTAAATTATCATATTGATCAGATGTTGATACAAATTCATGTGTTTTAAAAAACAAATCTGTTTGAATTCCCATAAAGAAAGTACTACTTACCATTCCTTCAGGATATTCTCTTTCATCAACAAATGCTTTTTTCTTATTTAATTTAATAGAAATTTCATTTATGAATTCAGGATTGTTTAAAATATAATTATAATTAATAAAATATAATTTTTTAAACCCTAAATTTTTAGCTAATGAAGCTGCATTATAATAATTTGTATAAACAGCAGGTCCATGATATACATCATTATCTTCACCTTGCAATATTGTATTTACTTTAAAATGACCGTAATCGACCCAACAATGGTGATAAAAATCATGTTTAGTTAACAAATTGTTTTTATCATAAACACAGTAATCAACTAATTCTTGTAATTCTTCGGGAATAGGAACATGAGAAGTTAATATAATTTTTCTACCTGTTTGTTTAAAGGATTCAATACATTCTTTTGTAGAATTTATTACACTTTGTTGAATAGGATATGTAGAAATTATAATAGTTTCTTGATCAATATTAATTGTAGTATTATCTTCAACAATTTCTTTAATTAATTCACAATTTTTTTCAAAACTATCAAATTCAAGATAATTAACTGTATCAAATTTGTCAAAATAGTTTTGATATACTTCAAGATTATAGATTAATGTTGGGATTTGATATGAAATTGCCTCGCGAATAACTAAAGGCATTGTTTCTTTATCATTAATTGAACCTCTAGATGTAAATAAAAATAAATCCATCGCCTGATAGAAAGCATCTACATCTGTTCGTTCATTCCACCATGTTAAATTTGGAGGAGTATCATTAGATAATGGTTCCCAATACCATTTAAAATTATCTGCTCTATTACCTAAACTATGAAATTCATATTCAGGCATTGAGCGAGCATATTCAAAAAATTCAGCTTGATTTTTACGAGATGTGTATAATCCAACGTGTAAAATATGTTTTTTAGCGGGATCTAACTGTAGTTTATGCAGTACCTCTTCACGGTCAGGGCGATCAATATATTCAATAGGGTATTCAACTAATACGCGTGGAATATCAATATCCTTATATTGTTCAATCTGCCAATTTGATACAAACATGAATTTATCAGGGAAGAATTTTTTCTGAGTTGTGTCATAGGATGAATCATGTGAAGTTTCTATAATAATGTAGTT